GGGGGGGGGGGGGGTTTTTTTGTTTGTTTGAAAGTAGTAAAAAAACAGTGAAAATATCACTGTTTGTCTTTTAATTCTTGGGCGTAAGCAGTCATGCTGATTGCGTGTTTTAAACGCATGTTCATTATATCCGATACACCATTTTTATATTTATCCACAGCTTGAGTAGATACGCCACAGTTTTTGCTGATAGCATAGGCTGTGGCGTTTTCTAAAAGCCAGCGGATAGCTTCAATATCAACTGACATATATTACCTCATAAAATACCAAACTGCAAATAGGAGCAGAAGAAGTCCAATAATAAATTCAACTTTTTCACGCTTGGTGGTTTTTCTAATTTTTAGATTTACTTTCATTGTTTTTCCTGTTATAATTTAAGTACACCCCCGAAGGGGTGGATAGTGATTTCTCACTATCCAAATTCGATGTGCCATTCAAAGCTGATTATAAATAAGTTTATTTTGACTACTAGCTTATTTGTTTTTACTTTGAGTGGCTTCTTTTTGAACTTAAACATTTTGTTTTCCTTTCTACTAGTTTCCTTGTCTAAGGTTTCCTCCTTAACCTTATGTATCTATTATATAACTAAAGTTGTATAATGTCAATGATTTTGATGAAGTTTTTTTAAAATTTTTTTCAAAAAAATAGACCTTGTCCAGAGGTCGGGGAGTTGGAGG